AAGGAGATCCAGTAGCGCCAGTTCCACCGACAAACCCTGTAACACCAGTAGCGCCTGTAGAACCAGTAAATCCTGTAGTTCCTCTTAAGCCAGTAGCACCAGTTCCACCAATAAAGCCAGTTATACCAGTAGCACCAGTTCCACCAATGAACCCTGTAACTCCAGTAGCGCCAGTTAAACCTTGAACGCCTTCAGGTTTAGATATTACAAAATTATCCTGCGGGCTTTGCGTATAGTCAATAGTCAATGTATATGAAACTGGGCTATCACTTATCATAACCTGCGTTATGGAATTACCATCACTGCCCGGTAGTCCTGTAATACCAGTAGCACCTGTTCCACCAATGAACCCTGTAACACCTGTAGCGCCTGTAGTCCCAGCAAAACCGCTAGCGCCTGTAGCGCCTGTAGTCCCAGCAAAACCGCTAGCACCAGTTGCTCCAGTAGCACCAGTAGATCCTCTTAATCCACTAGCCCCTGTAGCACCTGTAGTCCCAGCAAAACCGCTAGCACCAGTTGCTCCAGTTGTACCAATAAAACCTTGAATACCACTAGCACCTGTAGCTCCAGTTGTGCCAGCTAAACCGCTAGCGCCTGTAGCGCCTGTAGTCCCAGCAAAACCGCTAGCACCAGTTGCTCCAGTAGCACCCGTTCCACCAACGAACCCTGTAACTCCAGTAGCACCAGTTCCACCAATAAAGCCAGTTATACCAGTAGCACCAGTTCCACCAATAAAGCCAGTTACACCAGTAGCACCAGTCCCACCTATGAAACCTGTAACTCCAGTAGCGCCAGTTCCACCAATGAACCCTGTAACGCCAGTAGCACCAGTTCCACCAATAAACCCTGTAACGCCAGTAGCACCAGTTCCACCAATGAATCCAGTTATACCAGTAGCACCAGTCCCGCCAACGAACCCTGTAACACCAGTAGCACCAGTTCCACCAATAAAGCCAGTTATACCAGTAGCACCAGTTCCACCTATGAAACCTGTAACGCCAGTAGCACCTGTTCCACCAATGAAACCTGTAACACCAGTAGCACCTGTTCCACCAATGAACCCTGTAGCACCAGTCCCACCAATAAATCCTGTAATACCAGTAGCACCTGTTCCACCAATGAAACCTGTAACACCAGTAGCACCTGTTCCACCAATAAAACCTGTCGCTCCAGTTAACCCTGTGCTTCCAACAGAGCCAGCGCCAGCCACTATTCCACTACCATTCCAAAATAAATTTGAACCACTAGCATATAAAATATTATCTACTATGGATGGAACGCCACTAGGTATTCTAATTCCGCTAGCAACAGTAATTCTGCCAGAAGTAGATATGTCTCTATTTGGAAACCAACCGGAACTACTCCAGCTTAATACATTACCAGACTGTATACCGCCCGTGTAAACTGGAAATCCTTGAATCTGCGAGGCGTTCCATTGGGCAATTCCACTTCCAACTTTTGCAGGAGCTAGTGATATAATCCATGGTGGATTAATATAATTTCCAGTAGTGTATACTAAATTATTTAAAGTAAGTCTATTCCGTTGAATTAATGGCATTATTTTTCCCTATAGCATAGACAAACATTAGTCTAGTGTAACTTTTAATGATCCGCTTGGAATTGTGAACTGGTCGCCCTCTCTTATATTCCTTGAAGATGACAAGGCTGCAAAAAATAATATATTTCCACTGGTTGGTGCATCTGATATAAAAACTCCAGATATTAGTCCTATTGCAGCTGTTGCTAACGGAAACTCTATAGCATAGTTATTATGAATTGCCATGCTAGAATTTAATTGATATGGATTAGCCCATCTATTGCCACTAGATATGTACTGCTGTCTAGCATATGACCCTGTGGTTGGTTCGTCCGCAATTCCAGACTCTAGATCGTTTACTATAAAACTCTTGTTTAGCCCTATATATAAACTAGAAGGGGCCACGTATGGCACTTGTTTAAAAATATGATTTAATATTCCAGATTCAAGATAATTACTAAGAGCGCCCATATATTTCTCCTACATGTAAATGTATTATTCAATATTTTATACACAATAAAAAAAAGAACGGGCGATTAAACCCGTTCTATTTTTAATTATTGTAAATCTTCTAAAATTAGAAGCTAGCAGCAAGGACTCTACGATTGTCCAAGACGCCAAATCCAATTTCGGCCCAACCATAGTAGCCTTGACGTTGACTTCTGTGAAGACCTTCGTCTTCGAAGATTTCAACTTCTCTCTTGACTGGCATGACAAAGCTATCTCTAGCATTGAGGTCCAAGCCAACGATCAGTTCTACGTCAGAATTAGGACCAATAGATCCACCGAGGTCACTGGTGAAGAATGTTTGATATTCTTGGCCATCGCCAAATTCAAACAAGCCGTTCAGATTAATACCAAAAATTCTGGTAATTGGCGCGCCGCCATCTGCTGATTGGTAAACTTCACGACGAGATGTGTCGTCAAGTTGATCAATACCCCAGTTACGAACGTCTTCAATGGCTTCTGGTGACAGGTAGAAGTCAGTTAAGCGACCTGTAGCTGTAACACTGTTACCGCCACCATTACGTAACATGACAGTCTTTGCCAATGAGATTAATCTCTTGGTGAATTGACCAGCAGCAGCATCTGCGTCATAGACGAGAATATTGCGGTCAACAGCAGCGGCAAGAATCGTGTGCCAGCCATCGTCGTTAATCTTCTTAACGAAACCAGCTTCAAGAACTTGCATAGCACGGGCTACGATGTCCCAGCGAGCTTCGCGAGCATAACGAAGAAGGAAGTCAATGCTGTTGGTGATGCCATAGGTGTTAACCATGACGTAATCGCCTTCAACATGCTTTTCAGGAATACGACCATGGCCCGGATTGGTGTAAGCGGTATAATCGCGTTCTGTGCCGGGAGCTAAAAGGTCAAGAGGAAATTCAGGAGAAGCGCCGGGTTCAAGAACCATCTTCTCATAAATACCCGTGACGACATCTCCAAACATGATTCCTTTTCTCAAAGGAAGTTCAAGAGCTTTGGCAATTTCTCTCTGTGCATCAAGGGCAACAGACTTGTCTGAATTGCCAGAACGCTTGAGAAGTTCGATAAATTCATTACTTGGACGTGTTAACATTCTGATATTCTCCTATTTTCTATTAATTATGGAAGGTTAATTTCAACTTTAGCATAGCCATCACCATCTTTAGCTGATAAGAAACGACCAATTCTTACAGCGCCTGAATCCAAGGAAACAGCTTTGCCAGAGGTAGAAATTAATCCACTTTCCGCAACATAGGCTGCATCCCCAGCGGCTGGAGTACCAGATGTTGAGATTCTATTTGTAAGAACATAGCCCTTACGAAGAACTGTAACCTTGCCGCCCTTTTGAATCTCATCTTTGTGCCAGTTAATGTGCTGACGTGTTAAGTCAATATTAACCATATCATTTAATAGAACACCCATTGCAACCTTACCAGAAGGATTAGCAACATATGTAACAACATTTAATGAAGAATCCATAGCAGCGCCTGAAGGGGTGCTACCAGTGGCGAGCGTAACAATGCCGCCTCTTTCAGCTACTTCATTCATGAAAAATGAAACATCTGTTTGGAATTCGTAACGATCACTTTTTAATGCCATTTTAATAAGCTCCTTAATTACTTAATATTAGCTGTAGTTTTAAGAACATTCTTGTCAAACCAGTCACTTGCAAAAGATCTAATTGACTCTTCTTCGGCTGTTTCGGCCATAGGAATGTCTGTTAAATCTGCTTCTGCTGAATCTAATTCGCTAGCGTCAACTTCATTTGCATCAATTTCATCTTCGGCCTTTGCATTCTTTTTAGCTTTTTCGCCTTTAGGAGCGGCTGGCTTTTCGCCTTCCTTCATTTCTGTAGGAGCGCCCATCTTGGCTTTAGCTAATGCAGCAACAACACTTTCAAATACTTCATCAGCCAAAGATTCGAATTGGACAGAAGTTTCTTCAACTTCAGCTTCACTCAAACCAGCATTAGAAAGATCAGCTTTGCGCTTGCTCATTTGCTTTTCTTTTTTCATTTTGATCATTTCTTCAAACATTTTTTGCTTGTCTGTCTTTTCAGCAGCAAGAGCTTCTTGAGCTTCAGAAAGTTGAGCTTGAAGATCAGCAACAGTGGCCTCAGCTTCAGACTTAGCTTTCTTGGCTTTTTCAGCTTCTTCTTTCATCTTGCCAGCTTCTTCTTTCATCTTATCTTTCATCTTATCAGTGGCTTCTTTTGCTTCGGCAAGTTCGGCCTTTAGAATTTCTAAATCATCTTGCATAATAATCTCCTCAGCTTTCGATTCATTAAAAACAGTAGAATGTTGTTTGTTTAAAATTACACTACGAGGGTTAGCGGGCTTTTTAACAAGACCAACACCAGAAAAAGAAATGTTACGTAATAGTCTACCTACTTTATACCCATTATATTCACCTTTGCCGCCATAAGCTCTTAAATGCTTAGTTAAAAAAGCAGAAGTTTCTTCTCTTCTAACAACTTTTTGTGAGCCTTTAGAGTCAATTAAAGCATAGTCAAATGATGGAAATAAACACTCCATTGAAACATGCCAAGTGTTGCCAGCTTCAACATCAGATATAATATCTCTCATGCGAGATTTTAATTCTGGATCTGACCAGCTAGTATATAATACAGATCCAATAGAAATATCAAAGTAGGCAGGTAATTGAGATACATCATTAATATCATCTATCCTATTGCCTTCTTGATCAATTACATAGCTTCCAGTTATATGCCCAATAATATCTTTTTCATCGTGCATATAATTAAATTGCTTATCTTCTGGAGTGGACCTAGCATTCCACATCTCAGCAGCATCGAATACATCATCGTTTTTATTCCATCCAGCGCTAGCTAAGATAGATTTAATATAATATAAATCGATTTGATCTTTATTTTCAGCAAATGCTTTGCAGCTATTGATTTCAACCTGTGTTGGTATATAGGGGGAAGCTTCAGAGCAAAATGCAATAGAAGCATTACTCTTAACTAATTCCGCTATACCATCTTTAATCTCTGACTTAAATATATTCATAGTGCTATTTTACCTCGTAAAAATATACACATTAATCTTCAATAGATGACAAATCTATAAACACAGAAGCGTATATATATTTCATTTCGTCTACTGTTGGTTTTCTTGAATTACTATACACAAAACTTTCCATTTCTTCTGCAACTTGTTCTAAAAATTCATGCGATGGCTTGTGTCCATTTTCAATAAGGTCTTTAATTATTTCTGGGTTTAATTCTATAAACGGTTCTAATCCAGTTAATAAACATAGTTTTAAATATTCTAATTGACTAAATTCAGCTTTGGTTAAACTCCTAACATTCTTTTTATTATAAAAATCTAACATCATTGGAGTAACTTCATCTGCTATAGATTTTTGAATATTATAAGCCCATAAGACTGCGGTAGCCTCTTTGGATTTTGGCTGTACAACTTTAGTTTTCCTTTTGATTTTATCTTTTTGATTAACAGGTCTGCCGCCTTGAGGACTTGGTACAGATTTAGCTGGAGTTGACGAACCCCCACCAAAAGGTTTTGGAGCAGGAATTGGAATATCTATTTTTGGAAGACCTAGTTCATCTTCATAATATGAATCATCAACCCCATCTTTGGTAACAAGTATTTTTGCCACGTCAGATCTAATGTTTGGATTATGATATGGACTAGCTTTGAATGGCGTATAATTATCATTTCTACGACTTTGTTCTTCTCTTCTAACGCGAGTTTTTTCAATATCAGGCATTTCTCCGAATCTTTCCAGTATTGTTTGATCTGAAAGTATACCTCTATCTGCAAGATTAATTAAAAGTTGTTTCTCTGCGGACTCGTCAGATAAGATAATATTATCAAATCTAATTTGGGCAGGAAGTCTAAAACCCATAGCCTTCTGCACTATTTCAATTTCTTTTTTCCAGAATTGAGTTAATACATGTCTGCCATATTCAAGTCTTTCGATAAGGGTTTTTAATGAAACATAATTATTTGAATACCCACCACTCGAACCACCAGCACCTGTTAGAGTAGGAGGAATTCCTAGTCCAGCATAAATAGAAGTTAATACTGGTTGGTATTTTTCACTTCCAAGGAATTTATAAACTTGAGATTGACTTTCTTTAAAATCAATTTCTGGACCCCATACAAGATCCATAGTACCACCGCCAGTGTTACTGGCTAAAATATCTCGCAGTTTATTAATAACATCTCTCTTTGGAATAATTTTGTGATCAAGGCTTCCAATTCTCCACAATCTAATTTGAGATATAGCACCATCTAGAGCTGCTAAGTCTGCTAATTTCATTTTTTCTAACATCACAAGGTCATCTAGAATAGAATAAAGCATAGGATTGGCCCAAATCAGCCAATCGTCTTTTTTATAAAAGAAGACTTCAATTTTTTCTTTGTCGAGTGGTATCTGCCTTTTTCCTTCTGTTATTTGCTTTTGAATATCTGGAGGAAGTTTAGAAAAACCACTTCTACTAGTAACATTAGATGAGGTAAAAGAGTCGTATGTGGTTTTTGATAAATTCAAAACATATATTGGATCACCAATAAACATTCCGTTGTAATAATTTAATACATCTACAGAGAGTGGATTTAAAAAATCGTATTGCCAAGGTATTTCTCTTTTAGCAATTTTAGTATTTACGATTTCAATATCTGCTGCTCCAGCAGCTTTTCTAAGCTCTTCTTCTTTTGAAGGGCTAATTTTTGCTGTTCTTCTCTTTATAACGACATTGCCAGTTCTGTAAAGATAGTTTAAAAATCTTTCAGATCTTTCAATTCCATTTATCTGTGAAAACCACTTTCTATAAAATCTTTCGATTGCCTTGTTAGGGTGAACAATATCAATCCCCTGAGAACCAAAGTCACCCATTAAATCAATAACATTTCTAACGATGCCCACTCTATCATATGCATCCATACACATTTTCATAACTCTTTTTTGTCGAGTAGGTATGGCTTCTTCTGGGCGAAATCGATAATAGTCATTTCGCGTCATACTCGTTCTAACGGATCGATTGGGTTCAACATCAATATATGTTCTGTAGCTATACCCTAAAGCTTTATCATTTTGCACAGGAGCGTTATCGGTATAGGCTTCATTCGCATCTGCCAAAGCTTTTTCTTTAGAAGAATCATCAATCCACGTAGAATACATTTCGCTCATTAGTATTGTTCCCTTATGTAATAGTATTGGTAATCATATTAATATACACAGTCAATACATATATTTAGCATTCTCTGAAAACCACTGAGGACCAGAGAAAAAATCATTCCCTTTTTCACCAACATAAGTTTGAGCAAATCCCACATTTTTATAGTATTCCTCTTCAAATTCAATAGTTCTAGCCTTAGAGTTCAACAATCTAGCAGCGTGATTTGCCATAATTAGTGCTGAATATCTATCTTTGCGTAATTTATTTTTCTTGCCACTACGAGTGTCTGGGGTATCCCATCTTTCTCTTCCACTCTGGCTTTGAGAAATAACAATTAAAGATAATTCGTTTTTAAGCTCTTCAATTTCCATAACGCAATCTTCTAAGGTATCGTGCATTCTATTATTTCGTTTATCTTCTTCAAGAGAAAGACCTAGAGTTGCAGCGTCAAAGAAAGGGAATATAATAGCTTTGTCTTCCATGTCTTTTCTAAGCCCGTGATTTGCCTCGCCAGTCCATTGAGCAGATGAAAAATTACAAACTTCAATGATATGCATTCCGGGTTCATCGTCTGTGGGGGCTGATTTTTCGGGATTAATTTTGGGCCATATAGCAACCTCTTTATCTTGAAGTTTATCTTTATCGTGTAAAGATTCCATAACTGCTATACCACCACCTTGGGGGTCCATTGCAATTTCTACGGTTGGAAAGATTTTCATGAGGGTTCTAATTTTTCTAGCGCAATATCCGTAAAAATCATTATCTTCCGTTAGATGGGCCTTTACGCTTTCTCTGTGGCGTTCTCTGGTAGTTGTCCAACAATAGACTACTCTTCTATGATCTTCATTAATCTCAAGAACTACAATAGAAAAATTATCGACTTCGGATGCTGGGTCAACACCAATTACATATTGTTTATTCGGGTTTCCTCTTGTGCTAGCTTCAAAAAATACCTCCCCAGATGCTAATACGATAGCCTTTTTCTCAGAACAAACGCATGATTCTATCAAACTTCGTTTGAAGAATCCTTTGCTGTCTGTAGAGAAACATGCTCCATATTCCATCTGATAAATACCAGCGTGTACTGTGGCTTTAGATCTAGATATCTGACCATCATCCATAAACCCCGGAGGCAGTAGTTCTACAGGTATTCGATATATGGCATAGTCTTCCCAGTTAAAATCATTAGGAACTTCACCATTAAATACTTCTTCTAATTTATGCTGAATCCCCTTGGTCTTTATAATTGCATGATATTTCTTCCAATATTCTGCAAAATGATTAAAATCATAATAAGCTGTACCAGATAATATAATCTGATTGGATCTGTAGAAGTCCAGATTTGCATCGACATATTCTAATTGTACTCCAAGCTCTTTCGCTCTTTTCTCTTTGGCTCTGGCTTTAACTTTTTCAATAGGCGAACTTGCAACGGCGGCGAAACCAGCCACAACATTTTCAAAAATTTCTCTAGGAATAGATGCAAATTCATCAGCTACAATATCATTAGCGCGCTGACCTCTAATCTTTTGTCCATCGCCCAATGGCAAGAAAGTAATAACTCCTCTATTTATACGAACTGTACATCTATCCACGTCTCTTGTAGTTCCGCTAGATTGATCACACAAGTCTCTTAAGACTGGAGCATTACGCCAAATAGTTTCAGCATACTCATACAGAACCTTAGATTGTCTAAATGCTGCGCCCACCACTACAATCTTACGCTCAGGCAAGAAGAATGCTCTTAACATACAATATAATGATAAAATAAATGATTTACCAAACCCCCGCGACCCCACCAGCATAGGGAACTTTCTATTCCACATGTCATGTAAAATAAGTGCTTGTACTGGTGATATTTCTATATTGAATATATATTTGCAGACAAATGAGAAATACTCAGGGCGTGTCATTAACCAAGCTAAGTTATTAATGATTTGGGTTTTATCTTCGCCACACATATCATAAATATAGTCTAATGGATTGAATAGTTGGTTTTCATCAACATCTATATTTAACCAAGCGTCTTTAAGTAGTTTGTCTATATCGCTCATGGACTCTCTTCATTAATGAAAGGGCTGTTTTCATGGCATAGAATTTATTTCCACAGAACATAATTTTTACATTATGCTGTAGTTGAATTTCCATGATTAATTTTAGTAAGTACTTACCACTCATTTTTGCAGTTTGTTGAAGTTTAACATTGTTCATATGGAAGGGGTATTCAATTAAATCTTTTAGGGCAAATTCACAAATAATAAACGAGTGGGGGAATTGATCCATGCGAATTAACTCCTTGGAGAATCTAGAAAAATCCTTGCCTAAATTACCAGCAAGCTCTTCTATACACCCTTTTCGCTCAATACAAATCTTGTCTTCCATGCCCTTGATTGTATAGTCCCCGGTTTTTATAGTGCCTATTTCTTCAGCAACCGTATGCTCGAAATCGAACAGCCATGGGGTTTGCTCTCTAGTATCTTTAATAATAGTAAATTCAGGTTCTTTTTTCATTTCGTTTTATTATCTCAAAAAAGTATGCTTCATAACATTGTTCAAAACCCGTAATAGATTTATGGCAAGCCTTACATAAACATATGCCATTCTTGGGTTCATATCTCATAGTAGGAGAGTCGGCCCACCTGTTGAGATGGTGGACCTGTAACTCTTTACGTTTTCTACTCTTGCACATTTGACAGGTGTGCTTATCGCGTTTTAAAACTTCACTCCTAAATTGTTTGAAGTGATTGTCTTGATAATCTCGCTTCGGCCACGTCATTCTCTACCATTCTTTCTACGAGCTGATAAAAAGATATTTCAGGCGACCACTTTAATTTGTCCTTGGCCTTTTTGGGGCTTCCGCGAAGAAATTCGACTTCGGCAGGACGATAAAACTTAGGATCAATAACTACATACTTTTCCCAGTTTAAATCATAGCGAGAGAATGCGATTTCTAGAAATTCTTTAATAGTGTATGTATTACCAGTGGCAACAACATAATCATCGGGATTTTCTTGTTGAAGCATTAACCACATAGCTTTGACATAATCTTGCGCATGGCCCCAATCACGATGAGCATCAAGGTTGCCAAGACGCAACTTAGGAAATTTTTTATCTTTTTCACTTGCTATAAATTCCCCCAACCACTTAGTGATCTTACGGGTCACGAAGTTTTCGCCCCTGCGTTCACTCTCATGGTTAAAAAGTATTCCAGAACATGCAAAAATATTATAAGAGTCTCTATAATTACGAACTAAATGATGCCCCGCAAGTTTAGCAATCGCATAGGGCGACTGTGGGTAAAATGCAGTGTCTTCATTTTGAAACTTAATTGGGTTTTCCCCAGAGTCATCATACACAGTAGTATAGTTTTTTCCAAACATTTCACTAGAGCTTGCTTGATAGAATTTAGTATCAGCACTCTCATTGCGAATTGCCTCAAGAGCGTTCAAAACCCCCTTAGCTGTTGCATCCCACGTATATGAGGGTTGCTCAAAAGAGGTCGCCACATGTGACTGGGCAGCAAGATTATAATATTCATCGGGCTTTATAACTTTTAGAATTCGAGCCACAGTATAGGGGTCGCAGATATCCCCCTCTAATAAGTGGAAGTTCTTATGTTTTATAACATCGTGCAGTCTAGAAAAATTAAGACTAGAGGTTCTTCTATATATGCCATACACTTTATATTTATTAGCAGTTAACAACTCAGATAAATATGAACCGTCTTGTCCTGTAACGCCCGTAACTATTGCTGTCTTCATTTAATCCTCCGCAGTTTGACTTGTTAAAAAAGGTTGGTCTGTACTTCCGTCTTCAAAAGTATGGGCCGCTGAAAGCCTATCTCTCTCAGCGTCCATAGCCAGTCTCATCTTTTCCATATCCGTTCCAGCTTGGTGACGAAAATCCCCATCTAAGATAATTTTCTTAATAAGTGCAGAGAAAGTAATCTTAGAGTCTTCGATAGCTTTGATCCGCTGCTCTCTAGTACCCTTGAGATCTTTAATCATTGCGGATTTTTTAGTCTGCAAATCTTTATAATCTCTTGATAGGGCTTCTTGAGAGGCCCGAAGAACTGCTGATTGGCGCTCTAGATTAAGAACTAAATCCCAATCAATAGTGGCCTTATCTTGGTTCTTCTCTTCTATGATAACTTGTTCCATATTAGAGAGCGCTTTGATATTTTCATTTTGCGATCTTAAACAGCGATTCATAAGAATTTCTAATTTAATAGTATCCACAATTTGAATCTCTTCTGTGTGGAACACATCGTCGCGGAACTGGGACCACATTTTTTTCCAGTGAAAAAGAAACATCTCCAGTTCATCTTGTGTAAATTGCCCCTCTAAATCATACCAATAAGCCTTTTGCTTGAGTTCGTTAAGGGCTTCAACTTCGCGGCGATCACTAGCGTTTACACCGATATTTTGTTTTATCCACTCTAGTATGGATTTGGGGTCACGATCAAGAACAGTAGATATATTTTCATAGGACATATTTTTAATATTATCCTTAATGTATTTCTGTTCATTTAGATCTAGTCGCCCTTTACGCATAGAAATCCTCCAAAATTATTCGCAGCTCAGAAATGAGATGGGCTTTTTTAGTTTTTGTGAGGGTTTGATCATTTTTAAATCTTAGATAGTCCGATCTCATATTAGCAGGTAACCGAATATCTATATATTCAATTAGTTCACGGGTTTCAAGGTCATCCGATTGCTGTGATGTTGTGATAAAAAACCGAATATCATCTATACTGGTGGCATCTAGTAATTTTTTCTTGCCCTGTTGGATTTGCTCGGCTTTCCCCTCGTCGGCCCTGTAATAATTATCCCTTTTAAAGTTTCTTAATCGGTTTTTTATGTGAATCGAAAGAAAGTTTTCGAGCGGCCTAATCCCATCATAACGATTCATCGCCTCCATTCCAATAATGAAAGCTTCTTGGGTGATATCGTCCACCTCATAATTGGGGAATGTATATTTACTTGCAAGGCGTGAAGAGATCAGGGTAATCGTGGACACTACTTGTTCCTCTGTCATATTTTTTGGAATTTTCATTTGCTTTCCTTTGCGATTTTGCTATAATACCTGTAGGGTCGGGAATGGATAAGTCTTGGGCGACACTTTTCGCGAGGTCTGGCGATGGGACGATATCTAATGAACTACCTATACTTGTCGGTTCTCTTTTTTGCATATTGGAATCCTTATGAAAAATACTACAATACTCAATAGTAATTATACACACCTAAAGGTTGTATCTTGGAAACGGGGCATGAAACTCTGTATGGCAGATAAAGTAACTGTGGTAGAGTACTATCAAGATTATGAGATCATGTCGGGTTCTGGTGAGAAATTTCAAGTGCCTAAAGTTGTGGTGCTTAAAAGATATATAAAATTGCCAGATCGTATGTATCGCCCCAATAGAAGAAATATATTCTTACGAGATAATTATACCTGCGTATACTGCTTAAGGCAACTAGAAACTAATGAACTATCTATAGATCATATTTTGCCAAAAAGCCGTGGGGGAAAAGAGACATGGGAAAACTTGACAACAGCTTGCAAATCATGTAATTGCTTAAAGGGCGATAGGACGCCCGAAGAAGCTAAACTAACTATAAACCGTTCTTAATATTCGGAGGATTAAAAGTGGGACACCTAATTAATTCAGACTCAACCCTTGTAAATGACCGAGACTTTTTAAATTCGCTATTCATCTACAGTGACGGGGATTTATTTTGGAAGAAAAATAATAAAAAGGCTGGAAATGTATTGTCTTCTGGGTATATAGCTATCTCTATTGGCA